ACAAGACCTTTTGAACAGGTAGCTGTTTATCGCAACAACACTATCTCTCCATTACTCTTCCCTAATATTATATATAAGTATGCGAATGTCTACAACCAAGCATATGCGATAGTTGAAGCTAACGATCAAGGTTCTGTAGTTTGTAATGGATTATACTATGATTTAGAATACGAAAATGTACACGTGGAATCAGCTGTTAAGGCTGGAGCTATTGGTATTGAAATAAATAGAAAATCAAAAAGATTAGGTTGTTCTGCTCTAAAAGATCTTTTAGAAAATAAAAAGATAGACATTGTCGATGAGAACACTATCTTAGAAATATCTACTTTTGAAGCAAAAGGTCAGACGTTTGAAGCCTCTACCGGTAATAACGACGACTTAGTTATGAACTTAGTCATGTTTGGTTACTTCATTTCTTCAGCTTATTTCTCAAACATGACAGATATTAATATTAAAGAAATGATATTTAAGCAAAAACTACAAGCAATGGAAGATGATATAGTTCCCTTTGGTTTTATTGACGATGGCAGCGATCAGATTAAAAAAGCCGAAAAAGATGATGACGATAGTCCATGGGCTATAGAATATGATAGAGACCTATAATCTTATAAATAATGGTATATTGAAAAATCTTATTATGATAACTTATAATTAGTAACCGAAAAGAGGAAAAAGAAAATGGCACTCTCTGCACCATCCGAATCACCAGCAGTTGTTGTCAAAGAAATAGATCTGACTGGCGGCGTGCCAAATGTCCAGTCGACTACAGGCGCAACTGTTATAAAATCGCGATGGGGTCCAGTAGATGAAAGAGTTTTAGTAGACAATGAGGCTACTCTTGTCGAAAAATTTGCATCACCTGACTCAGATCACGCGATTTCGCATCACAGAGCTTCATTCTTCTTGAGATATTCAAGTACTTTACAGTTAGTTAGGGTTATCGACGCTAATGCAAAGAACGCCAGATCAACTACAGGTCAGTTATCCACAGACAGTGATGGATCACTACCTAGTGAAGTAATCAAGAATGAAACTGATTTTAATACTCAACTATCTGCACTAGACTCAGATAGTCATACTTTTATTGGTAAATACCCAGGCGCACTTGGAAACAGTCTACAAGTTTCTATATGTCCACACTCAGCAAACGATTCTGCATACTTAGGTTGGGCTTATAAAGATAATTTTGACGCTCCTCCTGCGACATCAGACTTTGCATCAACTAGAAATGCATCTAATGATGAAGTTCACATTGCTGTTATCGATAAAGAAGGAAAGTTTACAGGAACTAAAGGCACACTCCTAGAATCTTTTGCTTTCTTATCATTAGGCTCAAACGCTAAAAAGTCAGATGGAACTAATAACTTTGCTAAAGAAGTTGTTAATAGAAACTCTCAATACGTATGGCTTATCGATTTTGATTCAGACTTCAGAGCTTCTGGAGCTGGAACAGGCATTGATAGCGGAGATAACTTTACACGAACTAGTGGAACATTAAACGCTGACAAAGACTACAATTTTAACGGTGGCGTAGATGTTTCTAATCTTACAACTGGAAATATCTTAGCTGGTTATGATCTTTTCGAAGACAAAGACCAAGTCGAGATAGACTTTTTGATCGCACCTGCGATGGTATCAAGAGCCGATCAAACTACAGTTGTAAATGATCTTGTAAGCACTGCAGCTTCTACTAGAAAAGATTGTGTAGTTGTTACATCTCCAGCTAGAAGTGATGTGGTTAATGTTACTTCAGCTTCTGCAGCTGTAGCAAATACCATAGCAACTGCAGATACGTTTACAAAGTCATCGTATCTATTCATGGATAATAACTATTTGAAAGTCTATGACAAGTTCAACGACCAATTTATTGATATTCCTGCTGCACCTTCTACTGCAGGTATCATGGCAGCAACTGATTTAAACAGAGCTCCATGGTTCTCTCCAGCAGGTTCTAGAAGAGGTCAGTATTTTGGAATCACATCTTTGGCTTATACACCTACTAAGTCACAAAGAGATCAGCTTTACAGAGCTGGTGTGAATCCAATTGCTAACATCCCAGGAGCTGGAGTTATCTTGTTTGGCGATAAGACTAAACTCGCAAGACCTTCTGCATTCGATAGAATCAACGTAAGAAGACTATTCTTAGTACTTGAAAGAGCTATCGCAAGAGCAGCAGAGCAGGTTCTCTTCGAATTTAACGATGAATTTACGAGAGCTGAGTTTGTCAACATTGTTGAGCCAGTGCTTAGAGAAGTAAAAGGTAGACGTGGAATCACAGACTTCAGAGTTGTAGCCGATGAGACTAACAACACTCCTGAAGTAATTGATAGAAACGAGTTTATCGCAAGTATCTTCATTAAGCCTGCGAGATCAATCAACTTCGTCACACTGAACTTTGTGGCCGTAAGAACTGGCGTCGACTTCGAAGAAGTCGTTGGAACGGTTTAAGGAGGTAGACAATGGCAGTACTAGGCGTAGATGATTTTAAATCAAAGCTAAGAGGTGGCGGGGCTAGACCTAACCTCTTCAAAGCAACAATTAACTTCCCCGGCTATGCCGATGGTGATCCAGAATTGACGTCTTTCTTATGTGAAACCGCTCAATTACCTGGGTCAACACTTGGGCAGATTGTAGTTCCTTTCAGAGGAAGACAGCTCAAAATGGCCGGTGATAGAACTTTCGATGTGTGGACTGTAACTATCATCAACGATACAGATTTTGCTATCAGAAACTCAATGGAAAGATGGATGAACGGTATGAATGCTCACTCAGCAAATACTGGTCTTACTTCTCCTGTTGCGTACGAAGCTGATTTGTTAGTTGAGCAACTTGATAGGTCAGGCGACGTACTTAAGAAGTATACCTTTAGAGGATCATATCCACAGGATATGTCAGCTATCGATCTTGCTTACGCAACTAATGACGAGATCGAAAGGTTTACCGTAACGTTTGCTTATCAGTACTATGAGACAGACACCACGAGCTAAATGATAAATACTAGGAGGGCAAACAGCCCTCCTAGATTTAAAAGGAATTACAATGGCAGACAGTTTTAAATTATTTGGTTTTGAAATAAGTCGTGTAAAACCCGGCAAGAATATGAAATCCATCGTTCCTCCTACGGATGATGATGGTGCCGGTTATGTGACATCTAAAGTTGCTGGCGGCCACTATGGCACGTACATCAATATGGATGGAGACGATTCCAAAGATAACGCACAGCTTATACTTAAGTATAGAGGAAGTGCGATGCATCCAGAAGCAGATGCAGCTATCGAAGATATCGTTAATGAAGCAATCACGGCTAGCGACAAGAAGCCAGCACTTGCAATTAACTTAGATTTAGTTCCAGTTAGCGCAAGTATTAAGAAACAAATTACAGAAGAATTTGAAAAAATTTATAATATGCTTAATTTTAAAGAGTTAGGCCATGACATTTTTAGAAGATGGTATGTTGATGGAAGAATATATCATCACTTAGTTGCAGATGAAAGTAACTTGAATGCAGGTATTCAAGAAATCAGATACGTTGATTCTGCAAAAATTAGAAAAGTTAAACAAGTAAAACATAAGAAAGATCCTGTCACAGGAGCTAAGATAGTTGAGAAGGTAGATGAATTTTATATCTACCAAGAAAAACCAGGGAATCAAACAGCTGGAATAAAACTTACTTCTGATTCTGTAAGTTACTGTACTTCTGGTTTAATGGACGAGCATAGAAAGAAAGTCATTTCGTATCTTCACAAAGCTTTGAAACCAATAACTCAACTAAGAATGATGGAAGACTCTTTGGTAATCTATAGATTGGCAAGAGCTCCAGAAAGAAGAATGTTTTATATTGATGTCGGTAACTTACCAAGAGGTAAAGCCGAACAATACATGAAAGATATTATGGCAAAGTACAGAAATAAATTAGTGTACGATGCCAAAACTGGCGAGATACGTGACGATAGAAAACACATGTCGATGCTAGAAGATTTTTGGTTACCAAGAAGAGAGGGAG